ACCGGTGAGCAGGTCTTCAAGAACTACTACCCCGGTTCAGTCGCAGCCGCAGACATCATTGCGTTTGTAGTCGATGACCCTAACGTGGTCTTCGAAGTACAAGCCGATGACACGTTCCCCGTCGCTGACCTGTTTGGCAATTTCGATATTGTTGACCAAGCTACGACCGGAGACACGTCTTCAGGCCGCTCAAACGTGGAACTTGACGTGACGACTGGTGCTACAACGACTACTTTGCCGTTGAAAGCAATCGATATCTCTCAAGATCCTGACAATGATGACGTAGCAAGCGCTAACACCAACGTCCTTGTGGTGATACAAAACCACATCGCTGGTGTGAAGTCTGCTGGCTTGGCATAAGGAGGCTAAATCATGGCGATTTCACGCGCTCAACTAGCGAAAGAATTAGAGCCGGGTTTGAACAGCCTCTTCGGGATGTCTTACGATTCTTATGATCGTGAGTACGAAGAACTGTACGCAATCGAAGATTCTCAGCGTGCGTTCGAGGAAGAGGTACTGATCACCGGTTTCGGTTCAGCACCAGTAAAAACTGAAGGTCAGGGCGTTGTTTTTGACAACGCTTCTGAGGGTTATTCAGCTCGCTACACTCACGAGACGATTGCTTTGGCATTCTCACTCACCGAGGAAGCTTTGGAAGATAACCTCTATGACTCACTTGGCAAGCGTTATGTGAAAGCCCTCGCTCGCTCTATGGCTAACACCAAAGAGATCAAAGGCGCGGACGTTCTGAACAACGCTTTCTCCGGTTCTTATACCGGCGGCGACGGTGTGTCACTGATCAACACTGCACACCCCTTGGCTGGCGGCGGTACTGCTGCTAACCGGGCAACGACGATGGCAGACCTGAACGAGACTTCTCTCGAAGACGGTTTGATCGACATCAGCACGTTCACGGATGATCGTGGGCTGACCATTTCGGTACAAGCTACCAAACTGGTTGTTCCGCCTCAGCTCGTTTTCGTTGCGGATCGAATCTTGAATTCACCGCTGCGATCTGGAACTGCTGACAACGATATCAACGCGATCAAGAACACGGGTGTTCTGCCCGGTGGTTACACTGTGAACCACTACCTGAACGACCCTGATGCTTGGTTTTTGTTGACATCTGTCACTGAAACAGGTGAAGGCCTCAAGATGTTCCAGCGTACTAATATGGAAACGTCTATGGAGCCTGACTTCTCAACCGGCAACCTCCGATACAAGGCGCGAGAGCGTTATTCGTTCGGCTGGTCCGATTGGCGAGGCATCTACGGCTCACAAGGAGCCTAATAAAAAAGGGGGCTTTTGCCCCCTTTCTTTTTTCTGTAATATCGTTTTATCCCTGACAACCGCATAGGGCGGTTGACATTAGCCAAGACAGGAGATAACCAATGGCTACTACAACCTTTTCCGGTCCAATTAAAGCCGGGACAATCAAAGACACAACTGGAACCACGGTCGGCACTGACGTTAAAAACGTTGGTTTTGTCAAGATGGCGCAAAGCGCTTCTTGGTCGCAGTCAACGACTGCTGCTGACACGGGTATCGTAATTCCCGCCAACAGTCAAATTGTTCAAGTTTACGTCTATGTGACCACAGCTTGCGACGGTGCGTCTCAAAACCTCTCTGTAGGAACGAGCGCAACCTCAACTGAGCTGTTCACCGCATTGGCGCTAGGAACCTCTGCAAACGTAATCAAGCTCGGTTCAGATGCAACCATTACCGACGCCGACACTTGGGTGGATATTGGTACGGCGGATTTGCCGATCTATGTTGATTTCTCAGCCGGTTCTGCCGGTGCGGGGCACATCACGGTCGAATACGTTCAAAACAACAACCTCGCTTAATTGGAGGTGAGAAATGGCCGATACTGTAACCTCGCAAACAATTCAGGATGGTGAGCGTAAAGCTATTCTGAAATTCACCAATGTCAGCGATGGCACGGGTGAATCTGCGGTGGTTAAGGTTGACGTTTCTGCTCTTGCTTCAAACTCTGCGGGTCAAGCCTGCACAGAAGTTTCTGTCGCCCAGATATGGTGGCAGTGCGTCGGGATGGGTGTCGAAGTTCTCTTCGACGCCACAACCGATGTTCTGTGTATAGCCCTATCTCCAGACTCAAATGGTTGGCACGATTACAACTGTTTTACCGGTATCCCAAATAATGCGGGTGCTGGCAAAACCGGTGATATTGCATTCACAACCATTGGCGCAAGTGCAACGGATACCTACACCGTAATCTTGGAACTGATCAAAAAGTATGACTAATGGCTAGATCCAAGGACGCTAAAAGAACCGAAGGCGGACGGCTCACTTATCGTGGTGAGTCGTTTGCTGGTTTTAATAAGCCAAAAAGAACGCCGGGCGGACGCAAGAAGTTTGCGGTTTTAGCGCGTCAGGGCGACGAGATTAAGCTGGTTCGTTTTGGCGATCCAGACATGAAAATCAAAAAGAACATACCAGAGCGAAGAGCTAATTTTAGGGCCAGACATTCTTGTGACACGGCCAAAAATAAACTGACTCCGCGCTATTGGTCATGTAAGGCGTGGTGATTATATGAAGCCAAGGAATCCTTTTTTAAGGACTGGCCCAGTCGATCTTGACTCGATGCCTCGGGATCAAATTCAAGACGAGATTAATCGTTTGCGCTCATCCAGTCAGCGTATTCGCAGCATGCTCGATAAACGTCCTCTTATGGCGCGAAGGCCTGAAGGTTCGCCTATTCAGAGAGACCCGAAAGCTCCAACCGTTGATTCCGACCTACGTGAACGCATTCAAGAAATGATGAGAATGCGTGACGCTAAAAACGCAAGGACTCCAGTGCGCAATCCGCTGCCTCCTAAATCGCCATTGCAGCCGCCGGTAGATCAAGTAATTGATACAGGCGGTTTCTTAGACTTTTACAACCGTCAGGTGCAGCCGGGTAACACGCCATTTCAGGGCAACGAGGACCCAAGTCTGTCTGAAACGGTCGCCCCAAGCGAACTGGCTCAGCCGCCCGAATTCAAATACACGGCGGAACCGATCCCTCGGATCAACCCTAATTGGAGCGGTTTAGCTGATTGGCAGGCGTCGCAGGGCGGAGGAGGCTCAGGTTCTCCACCCTCTTCTTCCGGTTTTTTAGCGGACCTTGGACCCGGAAACATTCCGGGCGTTCCGGGGGAAGATTATATTCCCTTTGTGCCGCCTTGGATGACCGATGGCAAAGAAAATCCTTTTACTCCTCCCGAAAATACGGAAGCACCATTCCCCGGCAGGCGTGGACCAATGCCGCCACCCGAAGCCCCGTATCGGCCGGGGCCAATCGTAGCGCCAAGAATGCCTCCCCCACCCGGTCAACCAAAGAATCCTTATGAGGGCGGTGGACAACCCCAACCCCAGCCCGGTTATGGCCAGCAACAGGGCGGCATAAGCGACCTTTTCCGACCGTATGGCTCTGGTTTGCAGGACAGCCCATACGGGAACCTAATGGATTCTATTGCCGAATACGGCGCTGGTTACAATCCATACGGACAGATGGGCGACTACTTGATGAACCGCCCGGTGTTTGATCGAGGCGAACGCCCCGGTTCTCCGATGGATATGTTCAGGTCACCGGCAAGCGGTGGTGGTGGCGATCTGTTCAGTCAAGCTATGGGCCAAATGCGAGAGCAGGCACCAATCATTCAACAACAGCAGCAAGACTTTCAAGATCAGTTAGCGCAGCAACAAGCTGATCGAGAAGCAAAAGCGCGTGCTGATGCTGAGGCTCAAGCGGCTGCGCAGGCAGAAGCTGACAAAGCAATGCAGGCCCGGTTTGATGAGCTGAACCAAAGGCTCGCAGATCAGGAAGCTGCTGCTGCCGCAAGGGAGCAAGAATATAGAACGGCTGGTCAATCAGAACGAGATGAGCTGCTTGCAAGAATCGCTGAGCTGGAAGGCCGAAAACCAGACATCGAGGCGATCAAGAGTCAGCTAGATCTTCCTAACATTAACGTTGACGAGCTAAGGCAGCAAATTGCCGAAAGCATTGGCACCGGTAGATCAGTAGTACCCGAAGAAACGATTGCTCAAATCCGACAGCAAGTACAAGACAGTCTTGGTTTAGGTGACCTGAATGAGCGGATTGCGGCGATACAGGCTGCTCAAACCGACCTGTCTGGTAAGGTGCAGGCTCAACCCCAAATTGATGTTGATGCGCTGAGATCACAGATCCAAGAAGGTCTTGGCAATATCGACATCGATGCGATTCGCCAACAAGTTCAAGAAGGCATCAATGTTCCCAATATCGATATCGATGCGATTAGGCAGCAGGTCCAGCAGG